ATAATTTCAACAAAATAAGTTGCTTTTAAATATTTCTTTGCCGGAAATAATACGTTGAACAATTCACTTGCCAATTTAATCAATGCAAGTGTTAAAAGAACGTAGTATGCAAGTTTAAAAATAAAAATTATTGATGCACTCACTATTGCACCAACATTGTATGAAACCGTTGGTCCGGCAGGACTCAAACCCGGTATTGGCAAAGATGCTTCAATCAAATTTTGACCGGCTTCTTGCAATTCAAAACCGGCTTGAATGATTTCTTTGGTCATTATGTAGGTCGTAATTGCAAGATTCAAAATCAATTCACCTTGGTTGTCCTTTATGACAAAATAAGGAACATTTTTTGTGTCGAATATGACACCATTTTTCAACATCAAATCAAACGATGTACCATTTGCACGTTCTCGAAAGATGTCAAGACCACCACGCTTTTTTAAATTCACTTCGACTTCGTGTTCACGAACCTTTAAACCATCGGTCAAATCCACAAAGTATTCCAACGTTTGACCACTTGTCACAACCGAATATGGAATGCCTTCAAACAATCCCACGTTGTTGATATGCTCACGGATTAAATCATTTGCTTCCCTTGGTAAAATTACCGATTCGGTGTTCAATGATAAGATATCCGGATTGCCTGAAAAATCCGAAACAACACCAATATCATCAATGTTTCTTGGTGCGACTTCAATACCGTTTAGAAAATGCCTCATTTTACTTTGTATCTATTATATGTATAGGTGTTCCCTTCTTTGGTTGATTTAACAATCTCCATTGCACCTTGTGTGATTTCACCCAATTCAATATTTGTTTCCGGTTTGTCCTGAATAACTTTCGTCAGGTTGTCTAATTTACCAACCAAAAGTGACAATTCCAATGCCGAACCAAGTTGTGAATCTGACCGCACAATTTTACCGTTGTTGTATTCGTTTGCGATTCGACTCAATTCCTCGTTTGTAAGCCCTCCAATTTGTGCATTCAATGATTTAGGCACAACACGTTCGTTTGGATGCAGTACGGACAAGAAACCGCCCTTTCCATCTATTCCGCGACCATTTTTTCCGGTGTCATCTGTACCATCTTCAAATGTTGGTAGTGATGAAATAAATTGATTCAATAGTGTTGTGTCACGAATCGTTTCCGCTAATGGATTTTTTGAATTTGATTCAATCTTTTGTGAGTATGTTGAATAAACACTTTCGGCAAGTTTAATTCGTTGTTGACGTTTTTGTTCTTGTTCCTTTTTTCTGTTTGCTTCGGCAATGATTCTTTGTTGTTCGGCAAGTGATTCTTTTGCATCAATGTTTCCATCTTCCGCTAACTTTTTCAATGTGTCGTATTGCTTTTCTGATGCTTTAATTTCTTTATCTATTTGTGCAATCTTTTCGTTTGATTTTTTTATAAAATAATCCGCAGTTGCTTTTACGAATGCCCTTGAATCTTGTTGTCGTTGTTTATCTAATTCCAAAAGTTTTTCATTAAAGTCTTTTTGTTTATCAATAAATTTTTCATTATAATCATCAATTGATTCCAATTCTTCGTTTCTTAACTCTTCAATTTTTTTTGTTGTTTGTGATGCAATTACTTCTTTTTCTAATTCCTTATCAAACCAACGGTCAATTTCTTGTGCATTTAATTCGTCTTGTTTGATTTTAAAATCTGCATTTATTTTATTTCTTGCCGTTTTTGTAATTTTCTTTTGTGCAAGTAGTTTATCACGTTCATCAATTAGTGCTTCCTGACGTTTATTTTTTTCATAATCATATTGTTCATCAATGGCTTGTATTTGATTTAATTTTCTTTGTTCTAAATAAGCAACTTCACTTGATGTTTTTTCACGAATCAAATCATTCAATCTTGTCGCATCAAATTCACCGGTCTTTTCCAATAATTGAATTTGATTTTCAAATTCTTGGTCAATACCTTTTTGTTGTCTTATAAGGTCACGTTCTTGTTCTATTTGTGCAAGTTGTTGAACCAAACTTAATTGCTTAGACAAATAGTCATTTGTTTTTTTCAATTGAGTATTAAATGATTTGGTTTTTTCTTCCTTTGTGTCATTGGTTGTAATTTGTTTTTCTAAAACCGCAACCCTATCAAGTTGATTTGTCCAATCTTTTGTTTGTGTTGCAAGACCTTCAATAATTATTTCTTGTTCCTTTATACCACCTTGCAACTTTGATGACAACAAAACCTTCCAATTGTCGGTTGCGCCTTGTGTTCTTGCACCATATTTATCAACTAATGCGGTAATTTTATTAAAGTTTTTATCAAAATCTTTATAGTATGAATTTAACGCTTCTTGGTCACGTTCAAATTCGTTTCTTGAAATTACTGCACTTTTACTTTTTGATTCAATACTTTCGATTGATGTTTTCAATAATTCTTTTTCCCTTGAAATTTGTTCTTTATCAATTTTTTTCTTTTCTCTTGCATTGTTGGTTTGTGCTCGTCTTGTATCCATTTCTAAATCAAGTTTTCTTTTGGCTTCATTAAACAATTCTTTTTCTTGTTTGATTAAATCATCTCTTGTTTTTCTACCTTTTTCTTCATCAATCGCAATTAATTGTGCTTGTCTCCGTGCATCGGACATTCCACTCGCAAGGTCATAAAATTTTAGTGCTAATTCAGTAACAACGCCAACAATAATTCCAAGACCAATACCGGCAATTGCACTTCCTAATCCTTTGGAGGCAATTTTACTTTCATTTGTAGCGGTTGCAAGACGTTCTTGTTCTTGTCTGTACGCCTTGGTCAATGGAATTTGTTGCTTAAACATTGTGCCAAGATTCTTGAAATCTGTGTTATACAATTTTTGAATTGTTCGCAAACCAATCATTGTTGTTTTGTAAACAACAAAAGCAAGTGTAACTTTGCCAATTATGGTCAATATACTCGTTAGATTTTCTTTTAAAAATTTAATTGCATTAATGAAGATTTGCATAACCCCATCATTTGCAGAAATTTCAGTAAATAAACCAACAAAAGTATTTTTTAATTCCATTAAGGAATGTCCAAGAGTATTTGTTCGTTCATTTGCTTGTTCTTGAGCAACGCCGTTTGTGTGCATTTTTTTTGTCAAATCTTCTAATCTTTCGGTGTTTTCCAAAAGTATTTGACCGGCAACGACATTTTCAGTACCAAAAACCTTTACCATTCCGGTCGCATTTTTTAATAAAGGTTGCAAAACTTTTAATCTTTCTGAAAATGGTTTTGTTTTATCCGCTAAATCTGTAAAACTGATGTTCATATCTTTCAATATGTCCTTCGCTTTTTTTGGCAAAGCATCCGGTGCCGACAATTTTAACATTGCATTTCGTAGTTTTGTACCGGCTTCGGCACCTTTTAATCCGTTTTCGGCAAGTAACTCAATTGCACCGGTTGATTCTTGAACCGATATATTTGTTGCCTTTGCAATTGCTCCAAACTTCAGGAGTGCATCGGTAATTTGCGGAATTTCCGCACTACCAAATTTTGCCCCACTTGCCAAAACATCAATAAATTTACCGGCTTCGTCTGCGGATGCACCAAACTGATTCATTGCATCAGTCAATTGTTTTGATGCTTCAGGTAATTCAAGCCCGGATGCTTGACTCAATCTTATTGCGGACTCTGTTAATTGGTTAAGTGCTTCAGCATTTTCCAACAATTCAGGTTTTGCCGAACCGATTAATTTATATGCTTCAATTACTGCGGATGCACCTCCCTCAACTTCAATGCCTAATTCGTTCGCCTTCTTTTTATAAAAATCTAAATCCTCACCGGATGCACCGGTAATTGCGGATAAATCTGCAACCGCCTGATTGAATTCAATAATGGCTTCAGAACCGGTTCTAAATATTGTACTAACTCCAAAGGCAAGACCTAATGCACCAAGACCACGTTGTAATCCACTAAGAGCATTTTTATAATTTCCAACATTTCTAAAGTTATCACCTACGGTTTTATCAAGTTTTTTCAAAGCAACATCACCGGCTTGTGCCGACCTTGTGACTTTTCGGTATTGTATTTCAAGTTTTCTGTATTCTGCGGTATTCTTTTTTCCTGATTGTTCCAACAATAGCAATTCCGCACCTAATTTTTTTGATTCGTTTTTTAAATCCCTTGTTGACTTGACAAGTTTCTTGTATGCGTTTTGTTCGTCTTTGGCAAGTTTTAAAGCACGTTGTTTTTGTTTGTTCTGACGTTCTTGTTCTCTATTTTCTGCGGTTTGAGTTTTTAACTTTTCACGCTTTAATCGTTCGGCTTGTTGTTCGGCAATGGCTTTTTCCTTTTCGATTTTTACCGCTTGAGTTTGTAGGTTGTTCGCCTTTTCAACCATTGCAAGAAATTCTTTTAACTCTTTTGAACCACCAAAAGATGCTTTGCCTAAACTCTTTTTTAAAGTTTCACCAAGGTCTTTGAATTCCTTGTCAACTTTTTCCAAGGTGACCATTGTCTTTTCGGCACTCTTTCGAATTCCTTCAAAGATATCTTCCTTTTCAAATAACTCATTTGCTCTTATTTGCTTCGCCATTACTTTGTTTATTATATCGTTCGAACTCTCGAACTAAATTAAAATATTCCCTTGTTGTCAGTTTCTTTGTGTTCAACCAATGACCAACCCATTTTGAAAGGTGAATCAATGTTTGTTCGATGGATATTCCTGAACCTTTGTTCGCCAACATTCCATCCAATTTCGTTATTTGCATTTCTATCTTTGTGAGTTGAAACGCATTTCGTGTTGACACATATTCAAGTTGCAACAATGCTTTTTTCTTCATTGCTTCCAACATCTTTATGTGTAATTTACCAAGACCGAATTCTTTGATGTATTGGTCGTATATATCCATCCAAATAATTTCGTCTTGGTCTGCCGTTCCTTTGTCACCTTTTCGGACAAATTCAATCTTGCCTTTTTGACATTCAATCCAATTGTATAATGGTAAGTCATCAATAGTTTTGTAGTAGTAATTTTCTTGTTTCGATGAGAAAACGCCTTTTAACTTCGACAGAAAGTTTGATTTTATTTTCATCCGTTAATCCTAATATTGCCTCCTTTGTGATGTTGTTTTGAATCCACCAACTTTCACCATCCATTTTTGTGGTGTCGGCATTTATTTCAAAGATACGTTTTCCAACGTTAATCACGAACGAATTATAAAATTCACCGGTGTCAAAAAGTGTATATGGTGTACCGGCAAGTTTACTTGGATTCATCATTTCAGTTGCTTCCGAATATGTCCCAATTATATCACCATCCTCATCAATACCTTCATTGAACAATTGGTCTTGCCTGACCAAATCCAAAATGTATCTTTTGAATGTCGGTTCACTAAAAACACGCAACCAAATCACATCCATTTTCAACGCAATCTTTGTGAAGTTTAGTAATGAACCAAGTTTTGTTTCCTTTAGTGATGTCATATCAAAAAAAAGGGATGGGATACCCCACCCCTTAATTGTATTATTTAACCAAAAATTACGCTACCGCAGTAAATGAAATTTTCCCTTCAAAACCATCTTTAGCGGTTCTTAATTCATACACATCACCGGTTGTTAAACCTGATAATGTTATGGCATATGTTCCGTCAGGACCTTCCAATGAACCACCAACGGCACCGACAACGATTGTGTTTGTGGAATCATAAATTGCCCAATCACCTACCAATGCACCTTTGTACTTTAAAGGATTGTATGCCGTTCCATATTGGAATTCTGCGGACACAGTTAACAACGTGTTTGTCAATGCCGTTTGTGTAAGTACAACATCAACCAAACCTTCAAGGTCATTAAAGTTAACACCGGCTTCCGTTGGTGTAATCATATACATTGTACTTTCATCAAACAATCTGTCAAAGTCAAATCCAAGCATCAATTTTTGAACCGTTGAATCTGTTGCAAACGCAAACTTTGGGTCAAATGATGGATTGTCAACCGGAATTGGTAATAATTTATCACCAACTTTTGAACCGATTAAGTTACCATTTACATCAACGATGAAAATTCCAAAGTCAACACATCTGTTCAATTGTAGTTTTCCAAGTAGTG